AATCAACCCAAAGTTGTAGGGAACACTGCTTTGAAAACAGATGTCAAAGAATCATTTGTTGTAGACTATTCAAACACGAAAGAATTGATTCCTGTGAAGGATCCAAACTTCGTGCCTTTTGGAAACTATTCAGATCTAGAGAGCATTATCAAAGAGGGTCTTTTCTACCCTGCATATATCTCTGGACCTACGGGCAACGGCAAGTCCACCATGGTGGAGCAGATCTGCGCAAAGCATAAGCGTCCGTTGATCAGGGTCAATCTGAATATGATGACTGACGAAGATCAGTTGATTGGTTCTAAAACTTTGACCAACGGCAACGTGGAAGTTGTTGAAGGACCAGTTCTGATCGCTATGCGTCAGGGTATTACGTTACTGCTAGATGAGATCGATGCTGGCTCGGCAAATACTTTGCTTTGCTTGCAACCGATTCTCGAAGGCAAACCCTATTACTTCAAACTTAAGAATGAGATGATCATTCCTGCTGCTGGTTTTAATGTCATCGCGACTGCAAATACCAAAGGCAAGGGTAGTGACGATGGTCGTTACATCGGTACTAACATTCTCAACGAAGCATTCCTGGAGAGATTTGCTGTTACGTTCGACCAGGAGTATCCTATTGCTAAAGTAGAAGTAAAAATTATCAAGAACTTGATGCAATCTTTCAATTGTCTTGATGAAGAGTTTGCTGATACTCTAGTTAAGTGGGCTGATGCTATCCGTCGCACTTTTGCTGATGGTGGCGTCGACGAAACGATTACGACTCGAAGGATGTTACATATTGTCCGTGCATATGCAATCTTCAAGAATCGTAACAAGGCAGTTGAACTTTGCTGTAATCGTTTCGATGTTGCAACTAAGTCTGCGTTTATTGATCTGTATGACAAAGTTGCAAATCCGCAGCCAGAAGTTGCTCCGTCTGATGTAACTCCTGCGGAACAGCCCGAACAACAAGCTGCCATCTAAGTTTTACTTTAAATCATTATTGTAGTATAATATTATCTTACACTTGAAAAGGAACTTTATTATGTTGAAATTTGCAGATCTATCTATGTCACAAAAGAAGTGCATCGTTGCTCTTATTGAGCATTCCCCTGCACTTAAGAAGAGTGGTCGAATTTCTTTGAAAGAAGTTATTGCAATCACTCAAGAGTTGGCCAAGAAGCGTGCCAAAGGTGGAGTGAAAATTGGTTACCCGAATTGGTTATTCAAATCAAACAAGGTAGAACGTGGCGTTTATGAAATGCCTGTTCCTACTGCGTCAGAGTTGTCTGACTACACAAAGCAGTTGACTTCCAAACCTACTAAGGTAGCAAAAGTCAAAGTGGCGAAAGTCAAGCAGCCTAAAGTTGCTAAGACTGTAGCAAAACCAAAAGTGTCTGACCAAACACGTCTTGAGAAAATCATTGACGAATCAGATGCAGTTGATCAGGATGTTGAGGATTTCAATCAAATCCTTAGAGAGAATGGAATCACAGTTTGATTCCACTTCTGGGTGGGGGTATTCAGTTGCGCAATCAAGGTTACTGCGTTTATGGTAACAAAGCAGTACTGCGTGATGGCACTGAGACCATGAAGTATCGTCTGGGCAAACCATCGCGCCAGATGATCTCTGTCGCTAACCAAGTTCTTGGCGCAGAAGCATTTAGCCGCATCTAAGATGGTTGAGTCTGGATTTTCCGTAGAGAGTCCAGACTCGATAACATTTTGGAGGTCGAATGATTCTTAAAAAGAAAGATGCCGTAAAAGAATCCCAAACAGCAACCACTGGTGGTCGCAAATTTGATGGAGGTAAACCCCAATACGGTTTGCTTCCACCACTCGCATTAAGAGCCACAGTAGATGTCTTAACTTTTGGGGCAGCGAAATACGAACCAGATAATTGGAAGCATGTTCCAGATTCTAAGCGTAGATATTTTGATGCGCTTCAACGCCATTTATGGGCATATAAAGAAGGAGAAGCCATTGATCCAGAGTCTAGTATGCATCACCTAGCACATGCGATGTGTTGCTTGATGTTTTTATACGAACATGATGTGAAGTATTCCAAAGATAAGAAGTGATTTGTTATACATAGTAATATAAATTTGATAGGAGAAACACCCAATGAAACTTAGTAAAGAAACTGTAAACTTATTTAAGAATTTTGCCAGCATAAATACCAATCTTTTGATAAAGCCAGGCAATGAGGTATCAACTATATCTGGTCAGAAGAATGTGGTATCTGATACTACAGTAACAGAGAACTTCCCAAAAGACTTTGGAATCTATGATCTGAATGAATTCCTTGGTGCATTGTCACTGTTTGAAGATCCAGATCTGGACTTCCAGGACAAGTATGTCGTGATCAAAGAAGGTGGAAGCAGTATCAAATTCTTTGCTGCAGACCCAAGTGTTCTGACTGTTCCTAAGAACAAGATCAATTTCCCAGATGCAGACATTGAATTTACTCTGACTGCTACTATGCTTAATATGATCAGCAGAACTTCATCTGTTCTTAAGGTAGAAGATCTGCAGGTGGTTGGAGATGGATCAAGCATCAATCTCCAAGTTGGTGATAAGAAGAATGCGACTGGCAATACATACTCATGCTTTGCTGGAAACTCTGCCAAGAAGTTTAAGGCAAACATCAAAGTTGACAATCTGAAGATGCTTCCTGGCGATTACATTGTCACGATCTCGAATAAGAAAATCTCGCGTTTCAAATCAACTGCAGGAAATCTGGTATATTATGTTGCTGTAGAATCTGATTCTTCTTTTGAATAATTATTTAAGGTTATATTATGATTGAATCTCGTGATGAACACTTTCTGTGGGTAGAAAAATATCGCCCACAGAAAATTGAGGATTGTATCCTACCAGAATCTATAAAGAAAACATTTAAGGAATATATCGCACAGGGGGAACTCCCCTCTTTTTTGTTTAGTGGGAGCGCAGGAACAGGTAAGACAACAGCAGCCAAAGCATTGTGTAATGAGATTGGCGCAGAGTATATTATAATCAATGGTTCAGATGAAGGTAGAAGTATTGACATTCTGCGAACCACTATCAGATCTTTTGCTTCAACTGTTTCCTTGACAGATGCCAAGAAGGTTGTCATTGTAGATGAAGCAGATTATATGAATGCCCAATCTGTCCAGCCTGCTTTGCGAAACTTCATTGAAGAGTTTTCTTCTAACTGTCGTTTTATATTCACATGTAACTTTAAGAATCGAATCATTGAACCATTACACAGTCGTTGTGCTGTTATAGAATTCAAGATTGATTCTGGAGAGAAACAAGCAATCGCAGCACAGTTCTTTAAAAGAGTTTCGCAGATTCTTAAGTTAGAGAACATTGAGTTTGATGCTAAAGTAGTTGCTGAACTAATCACGAAACACTTCCCAGATTATCGTAGGATTCTCAACGAACTCCAACGCTATTCAGTAGCAGGTAAGATTGACTCGGATATCCTGGTTAATATGACTGCAGATTCGTTCACTGAATTGGTGAAGTCTTTAAAAGACGCAAACTTTACAGAAGTGCGTAAGTGGGTCGCTAAGCAATCAGATTCAGACTGCGCAACATTATTCAGAGAGTTATTTAATACAGCAACCCAACATCTTGAGGCGAGCACAATTCCTGCTCTAGTAATTATTCTGGCAGATTATCAGTATAAGTCTGCGTTCGTCGCAGATCAGGAGATAAATACTATGGCTGCTCTCACTGAGATAATGATGCAATGTAAATTTAAATAACATGGACATAATACTTTATTTACTAGGATTGGCTGTTGCTTTTGTCTGGGGATATAGATTCAGAGAACATCTAGCCACCAAGAAAATGGACAACTTGGTTCAGCGTTTGTCGCAAGATATGGAAGAAGTTAAGAGCAATGTTATGCTCGTCACCATAGAGAAACATGGTGATATGTTCTTGGTATACGAGAAAGATACCAACAGGTTTCTGACTCAGTCTACAGATCAGAAAGAACTTGGGGAGAATCTGAAGAAGTTGTTTCCGAATAAGAGGTTCGCTGCCTCTCATCAGAATATGAGGGAGGTCGGATACGATGAGTCCATTTGACTTCATAAAAGCGATAACAGAAACCAAGGAGAATTTGTTTAGGGATGATCCCCAAGCAACCAAAGACTACAGCCCTTTTATGGTCAATAAAGGGTTGTCATTTTTCCATGACACGATTTTCCAAGCCAATCAGATGAATAGTAGGTTCGATGCCGCACGGGATTGGCAATTTTTCTTTTTACTAAATAGTATATCCAAGAAGAAGAGGTTTAGTCCTTGGGCAAAAAAGGACAAAGACACGAAGGCGATTCTCTTGGTCAAAGAGTATTTCGGTTACTCCAGCCAGAAG